AGAACACGGTGCCCTGAGAGCATTCTCTGAAATAGAGTGGAATGGTATGTGTTTTGATAAAGACAGATGGCTGGAGCTAGCAGAAGATGCAGAAGATACTTCCAGGGAATTAGAAAAAAAACTAGACCATATATTATTATCTACGAAAGAGCTAGAGAAATTTAAACTACCTGGAATTCAATTAGATATGTTTGGAGGTAAAGAGAGAGAAGTAGGAGTTAAATGGTCTTCTCCATCACAGGTAACTAAAGTATTACAAGTTTTGGATCCTAGCTTAGAGAATACTAATATGTTAGAATTATTTAAAAGACAAAAACAACATATTCTTATTAAAACTATAATAGATTATAGAAAGAAAACTAAGTTAATGACTACGTATGGAAAAGACTTTGTTAATTATATAAACAAGAATAGTAATAGAATACATACTGTATTTTGGCAAATATTAAATACTGGAAGAGTATCTTCAGGTCAACGTGGTAAATATAGTTACATGAATTATCCAAATATGCAAAATATACCAGCTGATAATAGATATAGAAATTGTTTTCATGCTGAGAAAGGATGGAAACTAGTAACTATGGATTACTCAGGACAGGAGTTAAGATTAATAGCTGAAGGATCGAAAGACCCAACTTGGATTCAAGCATTTAAAAATGGAGAGGATGTTCATGGTAAAGTTGCGTCTTTAGTATTTGATATAGATATGGATAAAGTTAAAGATAAACCTGAATTTTTAAGAGGTAAATCATATAGAGATGTAGCTAAAACTATTAACTTTGGTTTAGCATATGGTATGCAATATACTTCTTTAGCTAATACATTAGATATACCTCAAACAGATGCGAAGCACTTCATTGATAAATATTTTGAAGAGTTACCTGGTATAAAGAAATTCTTACATGCATTAGGTAATTATGGTAAAAAGAATGGACATATAAAAACATTTAAACCGTTTAGAAGAGTTAGATGGTTTGAAGACTGGGGTATGTTGAATGCAATGGATCCTGGAACTAAATTTAAAAGATTAGGTGAAATAGAAAGAGCTTCAATGAATACTCCCATTCAAGGGTCAGGAGCTGATATGATTAAATTAGCATTGGCTTTAATATCAGAGAAAATCTCAAAAGATAACTTATACGATAAAGTAAAAATAGTATCTCAAGTACATGATGAGATAACGTGTGAAGTAAGAGATGATTTTATAGATGAATGGAAAAAGATCCAAGAGGATCTGATGGTATCTGCAGGGAAAGAAATATGTCAATCAGTAGATATGGTAGTAGATGGAACTATAACACAAGAGTGGTGTAAATAATAACCAGGGATAGATGATTGTGGGGTGACACATTCTATGGAAGCTCAAGAAACTCATAGAATCATGTTAATAAGAGACGACAGTATGTCGAGGATACTAGGCTTATGCGTGTGAAGTAAGATATAAGATCAGTTCATACGACAGATTCTCTTTCCCCCCTCTCACTCCCCATAAAATAATAAAAATATGTTATCAGTAATAATGTTTGGAATTGGATTTGTATTAGGTATGTATATACTTACACAAATAGAAAACTCAATAGATAAAAATATATATAAAGATATATGTTGTTTATGTGAAGAACCATTAGATGAAGAAAAAACAAAAGATGGTGAAGTATATTATAAAGGAGGTAATAATGCAGAACCTATAAAGAAAGGTCAATGCTGTAATCATTGCAATACAACTAAAGTAACACCTCTAAGAATGATAAATTGGGGTGGTGAACGTGGTACTCAAGCTTAATAAAAAAAAATAAATTATGACAAATAAAAGAGCAGATTCAATGGGAATATTAATAATGATATTAATAATTACATTAATTACATTATTATCTTCATGTGGAGTTAATAGAGGATTAACTAATGAACAAGTAAAACATAGAGATAATATAGATTATGAATTAGATAAATTATACTTAAACTATAGTTATCAAAGAGATTCGTTAATAATAGAATTTTATAAAAAATAATTAAATATGGGAAAGAAAACACACGATCATGAAGAATGGCATAATAAATTTAAAGATTTAGATCAAGTAATAATAGCAGAAAGTGAAGACGAAGAAAAATTAAAAAACGGTGTTAAAAAAACATTAAAAGAAAATAGTAAATTAAAAAAGATAACACCAATAGTATTTGATAAATCTAGAAAAGTATTTAAACAAGTATTAGGTAAAATTAAAAATATAATAACTTCAATATTATGAATACTAAAGATATAGAACAAAAAGAACATATAAATAAGTGGGTAGAAAAAGGATGTAAAGGTACATCTATAGCAGCAACAGGTATAGGAAAGACAAAAATGGGACTTATGGCTATTCAACATATACTAGATCAGGATCCTAATAATACAGCATTAATTGTAATTCCTACAGAGAATTTAAGAGATAATGAATGGCCTGATGAGATAAAAAAATGGAGTATGTCTAAGTATAAAGATAGAATAGATATACAATGTATACAAACAGTATATAAATGGAAAAATTATGATTGTTCTATTTTAGTAGTAGATGAAGTACATACTACGTTATCATATGAGTATAGAAATTTATATGAAAATAATAGATTCGAGAATATGTATTGTTTAACAGCTACTCCACCAGAAAATGATGAATATAGATCTTATCTTAGTTCATTCGCTCCAATAGTTAAGAAAACAGATACTCTTGACGCTTTAGATATGGAATTAATATCTCCTTACACAGTATATAATTTAGCTGTTAGTTTTACAGAAGATGAAGTAAAACAATATAATAAATATGATATATTATTTAATAAAGCAACTAATGAATTAGGGGGTCGGTTTTCTGCTTTTCAAAATGCTACTAAATATAAAACATCTAGTGATAAAGAGAAAGCTAAATGGGCTAATATATTTTATTTATCTATGCAAAAACGTAAAAAAATATGTTATAATGCTGAAAATAAAATAGATATAATAAAAAAGATTGTTAATAAGTTTCCTGATAGAAAAGGATTAATATTCAGTGAAAGTATTATATTTGCTGAAGAACTACAAGGTGCCTTAGGAGAAGAATGTATTACTTTTCATTCAAAAATGAAATTAAAAGAGAAGAAAAATGCTCTAAAAACATTTGGAGATGGTCGTACAAAAACAAGACTGATCAGTTCAGTAAAAGCTTTAAATGCAGGATTAAATGTACCTGAGTGTTCTTTAGGAATATGTGCAGCTGGTAGTTCTAAAGCCTTAGATAATATACAGAGAAAAGGTAGAACATTAAGAATGGTAGAAGGTAAGGAAGCTTTATATATAAATCTGTATGTACGTGGTAGTCAGGAAGTTAAGTGGGTAAGAAAAAGAACTAAAGATGAATTTAATTGTAAATGGATAGAATCAATAAATGAAATAGAATTATGATAAGTTATATAGGAGGTAAAAGTAGAATGGCTAAATGGATCTGTAAACATATTCCAGATAATATAGAAACATATGTTGAGGTCTTTGGAGGAGCGTTTTGGGTATATATTAAAGGAGACATACATGAGAATCCAAAACTAAAAGAAATCGTTTATAACGATAAAAATAGGTTTATGGTTAATTTGTTTCAATGTTGTACAGAACCACATTTTTTTAATAAATATATGGAAGATTCTGGAATTAAGTCACAAAATGAAGAATTATTCTATAAATATCAAGAAGAAATAAAAAATACATGTGACTTAGGTTTTAAAGACTTTTCATTTGATATGGGTATGAAATATGCTTACATTGCTACACAAGTATTTAGTGGTAGTAAAATAATGGAATCTAAATATATAGACCTTAAAGGTAAATATAACTCTAAGTTTGACGCATTTAGGAAAAGACTAATAAATCCTGATGTTATGCAAAAGCTACACAAAATAACTAAATGTGAAAATAGAGACTATCATGAAATAATTAATATATATGATTCTCCAACTACTTTCTTTTATGTGGATCCTCCTTATTATAAGAAAGAAAAATATTACTCTGGTAAAGGTTTTTCTACAGGGGACCATCAAATATTATGTGAAATGTTAGGAAGAATTGATGGATTATTTGCATTATCTTATTATGAGTTTGAAGAATTATCTGAATGGTTACCTAAAGAAGATTTTAACTGGGTCGAAAAAGAGTTTACAAAAGCTTCTGGAGCAAAAAAAGGAAAAAAACAGAACAAAGGAACTGAATTATTAATTATGAATTATGATATATGAAAACAAATGGATGCAGAACAAGTTATTCAATAAAACAAGTAGGTACAAAATTAATAGAAGTATTACTTAGCAAAAATGATGATTATGGTGATTCAGCAACTCAAGGAGAATCTATATTTGCAACAGATAAAAATAAAGATTCTATGACAGCTAAACAATTTGGAATATGTTGTAGAATAGATGATAAACTTCACAGAATTAAAAATGGAGGAATTACAGAAAAAACAGGAGACTCTATATGGGATCTTGCTGGTTATTTTATATTATTATTAATCTCTTTAAATTTTACTAACTATGATAAAACTATTGAAAAATCTGATAAACCCGAAGAAAAAATGGATTAAAAATATTTCTGTAGGGGGGAAAATATATACTATATATAAATCAGAACCAAGTGAATATTTTTTTGAAGAAGAAAAAGATCCTAATATTCATCTAAAAGAAATGCAAGAAATAAGTTATAAAGATTTATTAGATAAATCTTTTAAATTATGATTGCGTTTGGTAAACCCTTTATTAACATGTTGAAAGACAATGAGTTAACATTAAAAGAATATTTTATTTTATATTGTTATGCTTATGATAAAGTATATTTATTAAGAGAATATATTTCTGTAGAAACTATTACTATGAAAGATGTTGCAAAATTAGTCGGGTTAAAATATCTTATGGTAAAGAGAGAAGTAGATGATATAGACTTAGATGGATTTAAATGTGCTTCTAAAGGTACTAGATTTATTAAAAGTATGGTAGACAGTTTTCAAGATGCTAAAGCTGATAATCTTTTATTAGGAGATGAAGATTTAGATGACCTTGCCATGGAAAAATATAATAAAGAGTTCACAGAATTTTATGAAATATATCCAGCAACTATTCTACGTATGAATGGTAATGAAGCTAGTTTAAGATTACAGAAAAAACTATGTAAAGAATTATATATAGATATATTAAAATCTAATAAATTTAATCATCATAAGATGTTAGATATTGTTAAATATTATATATCACAAAAGAAAAATAATAATAGTTTACAATATTTAAAAACTCTTAAAAATTATTTGAGAGATGAAGTTTATGTAGATGTACATGATCACATGGAACTTAAAAATGAAAACAACAACAAGAATATAAATTATGGAGGAAAAATCGTCTGAGAGAAGTTTAACATTTTCTCATATACGTAATGCTGGTAAAGAAGTATTAGAGTATATGGATCAAAGAAGAAAAGGATTAGCTACATCATTAGCAACTAGATGGAAGAAATTTAATAGGTCTACAATGGGTGGATTAGATTGGAATGTTATCATGACTATTGCAGGTATGTCAGGTTCAGGTAAATCATCAATTGCTAATGATCTGGAAACCAGTTTGTTTGATTGTAATCCTGATGAAAATTTCTCAGTATTATCTTTTAACTTTGAAATGTTAGCTATGAAACAAGTTGGTAGGAAAATATCACACAAATTATATAAAACTGTAAGTGAATTATATTCTAGTAATGAAGATTTAAATGATGACATGTATCAAAGAGCTGAAAATGTAGTAAATAGTATATCAAATAAATATAGTATATATTATGTAGATATACCTGGTACTGTAGAAGAGATGTATAATACTGTAAAAGTATTTCATGAAATGAGACAAGAAAAAACTCAGGACGATGAATACGGAACCATTGTCATGATAGATCATACTTTATTGACTAGACATAGAGCTGGAGATAGTGAGAGAGAATCTTTAGTAAAGTTATATAGAATGATGATGTTACTTAAAAAGGAACTTAAATGTACATTTATAGTAATAAGTCAGTTAAATAGAGAGATAGAAAAATCAGAAAGATTGACAAATCCTATGCAACAGTATCCTATGAAAAAAGATATATTCGGATCAGACTCTGTATACCATGGGTCGGATTATATATTAATAACCCATAAACCATATATGTTAAACATGCAAACTTATGGACCTCATCATTTACCTGTTGTTAATCCAGATAAAGATTCACAAGCTATGATATACTGGCATATATTGAAAAATAGAGACGGTGAGTCAGGAATTGTAATGCAAATGACTGACATGCTTAAATATAATAGAGTAGATGAGTATGTTAAAAAAGAAGATAACGGACAATTAGAAATCAAATAAATAAATAAATATGGCACAAGAAATTTTAATCATTGGAGAAAGTGGTTCAGGGAAGTCCACAAGTTTAGAAAACTTAAACCCAAAGACAACATTTATAATTAATGTTGGACAAAAACCTATGCCTTTTAGAGGGTGGAAAGGTAAGTATAAAAAATTATCTAAAGATACACCAGATGGTAATTATATAGAAACTGATCAATCTAATACTATAGTTCAAACTATGAAACATATTAATGAAAATATGCCTCATATTACAACAGTAGTAGTAGATGATTTTCAGTATGTTATGGCAAATGAATTTATGCGTAGAGCAAATGAACGTGGATTTGATAAATTTACTGAAATAGGATTACATGCTTGGGAAATAGCTCAATCAGGTAAAAATATGAGGGACGATATTACATTTGTAATGATAGGTCATGCAGAACAATCGACAGATTTATCAGGTAATAGAAGACTTAAATTTAAGACTGTAGGTAAGTTAGTAGATAATGTAATAACTATGGAAGGTATGTTTACTGTAGTATTATTTACTGATGTGTCAGTAGATGCTGAAGGTAATACTAGTTATCAATTTATTACACAATCTGATGGTACTACAGACGCGGCAACATTTACTGCTGACCGTAATCAGTACTACCGTTCAGTTAAAGTAACGAATCTTATGTAATAATAAGAAGAGTTCTTTTAAGAACCTTGAGGGGAG